AAAAGTCTGACGTTAAAAAATATGCATCTACTAAACACACAAAATTGCCTGAGAAGAAGAAGGTAGAAGAAAAATTAGATAAAAAGGACATACCATTTCTAAAAGACTTAGCTGGAAAATTGAGTGATGGAGCTAAAAAACATAAAAAACAATCAGAAAAAATTAAATTAGCACTTAACACTGAGGATACTGCGATTGAAAGTGAATTAACAATTCAAGATTGGAATGTTGATGATATCAAGTTTACAGAAATTGAAACTGTTGATATAATCAAAGCAAAACCACTAAAAGAAAGTATGACTGATAAGGAATTTATGAAGACAGACGTTGAAATGAAGAACAATGCAGCTGCAGGTGTAGCAGTTAGTCAAGAAAAACAGAACGATTATGTTAAAGAAGTGAATAGAAGATTAAAACTTAAAAATCAAAAAAAGGTAGTATCTGGTGAACAGGAATTTAAAACAAAAGAAACGAAGAAAGAACATTATGATTGGAGAGAAGAATTAGGTGAAGATTGGCAGAAGGTCAATCGTAAAGATAAGACTGACGGTTTAAGCAAAAAAGCAGTCAAGGCATATCGTCGTGAAAATCCTGGTTCTAAATTACAAACTGCTGTAACAACTAAACCATCTAAATTGAAGAAAGGATCTAAATCTGCGAAGAGAAGATTGTCATTCTGTAGAAGAATGAAAGGTATGAAGAAGAAACTTACTTCTGCAAAGACAAGAAGAGATCCAGATTCAAGAATAAACAAGGCACTTAGAAGGTGGAACTGCTGATGAAAACATTTAAACAGTTGATGGAAGAACTTCCAGAACCAGTGACTCCAAAACAATTTGATGTCAATAAATCTGATACAATGTTCATAAGAACACCTGATATTATAAAAAAAGAAAATAGAAAATTTAGAAGCACCTATCCTGTGCCTTTTAATTTCTCTTTACCTCAAGCAAAGAAAAAATATACAGGTAAAATTGATAGAGATGTCTTAAAAGCATATCCTGAGTTAAACCCTGATAAACCTGGCGATTACACGAAACTGAAAAGATTAACTGCAAAGTTAAAAAAAGCATAATAAGAACATAACATAAATAGTCAATAAAGTTTAGAATTATGTTAATTAAAGTCTTAGCAGCAGAGGGTGATTTATCATCTGCTTCAAATGTTGACTCAGCTAGTGTGGTAAGACTTTACAATGGTCATTCCGCAGCGTTAGTCATAACAAGAAAAGATTCAGGTGGAACTACAATTGGTAGTTTTACTTTAGGTACATTACAATCAATTGTAATTGAAAAAGATTTTACAGATACATTAACTGCAGCATCAAATGGTGGAAGTGTTAAAGTAGTTAAAGTAGCATTTACTATTTCATAATTAACTAGATGAGTGAAGTTTATCTTGGTAATCCTAATTTAAAAAAGGCAAATACTCCTATTGAATTTACACAGGAGAATATAGTTGAATTTTTAAAATGTAAAGAAGATCCTGTATATTTTGCAAACAAACATATAAAGATTGTATCAATTGACGAAGGATTAATTCCATTTCGGATGTATCCTTTCCAGAAAAAACTAATAAGTAATTTCCATGAAAACCGTTTTAACATCTGTAAGATGCCTCGGCAGACGGGTAAATCCACTACAGTTGTATCTTATCTCTTACATTACGCAGTTTTTAATGATAATATCAATATTGCTATACTGGCGAACAAGGCATCCACTGCCAGAGATTTATTAGGTAGACTTCAATTAGCATATGAAAATTTACCAAGATGGATGCAACAAGGTATTATATCTTGGAATAAAGGTTCTTTAGAATTAGAAAATGGTTCAAAAATTTCAGCGAACTCTACGTCATCTTCAGCCGTTCGTGGTGGTTCTTATAATGTTATTTTTCTTGACGAGTTCGCCTTTATACCAAATCATATTGCCGACGATTTTTTTGCTTCTGTATACCCTACTATTAGTTCTGGTCAAAAATCGAAAGTCATAATTGTTTCTACCCCAAGAGGTATGAATCATTTTTATCGTATGTGGCATGATGCCGAAAGAGATAAAAATGAATATGTACCAACAGAAGTTCATTGGTCTGAAGTACCAGGTCGTGATGAAGCATGGAAAGAGCAAACAATTGCAAATACTTCAGAACAACAATTTAAAGTTGAGTTTGAGTGTGAGTTTCTTGGATCTGTTAATACTTTAATCAGTACGTCAAAATTAAAAAATCTTGTATATGAAAGTCCAATTCAAAAAAATGCAGGATTAGATGTGTATGAAGTACCTCAAAAAGATCATAATTATTTGATTACAGTTGACGTTGCTCGTGGTTTAGGTAACGATTATTCAGCATTTATTGTTTTTGATATAACTAATTTTCCTTATAAAGCAGTAGCAAAATATCGAAACAATGAAATTAAACCAATGTTATTTCCAAGTATCATTGATGATATTGGTAAAGCATATAATAAAGCATTCATATTATGCGAAGTAAATGATATTGGAGATCAAGTTGCATCAATCTTAAATTATGATTTAGAGTATGATAATTTATTAATGTGTTCTCAAAGAGGTCGTGCAGGTCAGGTTGTTGGTGCTGGATTTAGTGGTAAACGTTCACAATTAGGAGTGAGAACTACTCAGGCAGTTAAAAAACTTGGTTGTTCAAACCTTAAAACCTTGTTAGAAGATGATAAAATACTTATAATTGATTATGATATAATATCAGAATTAACTACTTTCTCGCAAAAACATAACTCTTTTGAGGCAGAAGAGGGATGTAATGATGACCTAGCAATGTGTTTAGTGATATTTGCTTGGTTAGTTGCACAGGATTATTTCAAAGAAATGACTGATAATGACGTAAGAAAAAGAATATATGAAGAACAGAAGAATCAGATAGAACAAGATATGGCACCTTTCGGTTTTATGTCTGATGGACAGGATGAAAATACGTTTGTTGACAAAGATGGAGATTTATGGCACACTGATGAATATGGTGATCGTTCCTATATGTGGGATTATATGTAATGGACTTAACTGCTAGTAACGTAATCGAATCTTTATCTGAAATCGCTCCTTATATTGAAGCAGATGGAGGATTTGTTGAATTTGTAGAGATCGAGGAAGGCACAAACTATGTTAAAGTCAGGTTAGGCGGTGCTTGTACAAGTTGTGCAATGAGTGCTATGACCCTTAAACAAGGTATAGAGAATAAAATAATGCAAGATATTCCTGATTGTAATGGAGTTATTCAAGTTCTATAATGGATTTTGATGAACAACTTGAATTAGATCATTTTGTTCTAACCGAAAGAAAGTGTCGTGTTTGTGGTAAAACTAAAGATTTGATTGATGGTTTTTATTTGATAAGGAAAAATAAAAGTATTCAGTCCTCATATTCTTATGAGTGTAAAATCTGTACAATTAAAAGAGTAAAAAGTAAGAAGAAAGTAAAGATAAACAGTTGGGAATATCCAGATTGGTAGTTCATGCATTGTTTCCCCGATGAAAAAGGGTATTTTAATAAATAATTCCAGAAAAATATTCCTGAGAACGGAGAATACAAGATGGCTCTAAATTTAGCCTCTCCTGGTATCCAAGTTAGAGAAGTAGACCTTACCATTGGTAGAGTAGACGCAACAAGCGGATCTATCGGTGCTTTAGTCGCTCCATTTACGAAAGGTCCTGTGGAGGAACCACAACTAATTGAAAGTGAAGAGGACTTGTTACAAACATTTGGACAACCTTATTCAGTAGATAAACATTATGAGTACTGGATGGTTGCATCATCATACTTAGCATATGGTGGTACAATGCAGGTTATTCGTGCGGATGATTTTAACACATCAACTGGTGTCGGTTTAGCAAATGCGTTTGTTGGAACTGCATCAAGTATTAGAATTAAGAGCGAAACACATTATAATCAATTAGGTTATGATGATAATGCAATTACTGGTGTAACAATCGCAGCTAAAACACCTGGTAGTTACGCAAACGGAATTAGAGTTTCAATAATAGATGCAAAAGCAGACCAAATATTAACTGGAATAACCACCACAACATCAACTAGTTTTACATTACAAGATGCAGTGAATGGTAATATTGGTATTACTACTAATAAAATTACTGGTATAAACACAACTGGACTCACACTTAACCAAGCAACAAATACGGTTGAAGGTGTAGTTGGTATAGGTTTAACAATTACTTCAATCGGTGTAAACGAGGTTGTATTAAGTGGTAATAGTGATAATACTTCAGCACAAACTGGAGTGATATTCCAATTTGGTACAACAGCATCATCTGGTATTGGATTATCAGTTGGTAATGGATTTAAAATTGATGTGCCAGCTGGAAGAGTTGAAAACTCAAATGTAAGTACTGGTGCAACATCACTTCTTGATGGAACAATTCGAGGAGTAATTACTGAGAT